CAGAGTCTACAGTAGATATCAATGTAATATCTTCATTTGGAAATATATCTGTTGGAGACATGACTTGAGACAATGTAGCAACATTTGAACGAGACGGTCTGAATGATGTTGATGTATCTTTTTCTACACCACTTTGTGAATCGTGGTGGTCCGTGTGAACGACAAACATTGGTTTTCCGTGTGCAAAGTCGACCAATACAGGCATTGTATCACCTTTTGCGTCAATTTTTTTAACTGCAAACTCTTTATCACCATATTGGATTATCTCAGCATCGACTACTTTAATACCATTATTTTCTAAATAGTTTTTCATCGCTAGTGCAGTTGTTACACCATCTAAATCTTGGTGAAAATATATTTTTGCCTTCGGGTATCTATCAGCCAGCGCTTTTATATTTCTTAAACCCGATTCTTTAATTATTGTTTTCATGCTGCCCCTGTACTAATAGCCCTAAGTTTATCATCTTCTACTTCAATCTTAAAGTTTTTAAATCCTTCACTAGGGTTTTTTTCATATGTAAATACCTCACCTCCTTGACCAAAACAAATAGTAATTTCATCTGTAATGTTATATTCTTTATTTAAAGATTTGATAGTTGTTAATTCTCTAGGTAAAAAATTCCTAATACCTTCAACATCATTTATTACAGAAGTTACACAATTATCGTCCTCCTCTTTTAAGTACTGTCTTTTGGTTGCATTCTCGTGGAGATTTAAAATTCTATCTCTCTCTGAGTCATCAATTCTAAATTGTCTCATGTTAATATACTTTTAATATAAATACTTTATAAACAAAAAAACCCCTTATTATAAGGAGTTTTTTATCATGGTAAAGAATTTACCTTGTCTTAACTCGTCAGGTTTTTCAAAAACCTCTTCCATATTATATTTACCAATTCTTTTTGGTATATACAAATCGTTGTAATTTGTATAAACATTATCGTAATCTCGATCAATAACTCCATTAATTATATCACGAGTCTGTGATAATGAAAATCTTTTGTAATGTTTATCAAATCCTGTATTTACCAACCACACTTTAACATTTGGAAACTCCATAAGTTTTTCTCTAAATAATTTTGTGTAGTCAGATATCTTTCTCGGTAAGAACGGGTCACCAAAACATGGTGAGAATGTAGTTGTTGGTTCATCAATACCTACTTCGGTTCCCGCAACTTTTGATGTATAACCTAATTCAAAGAACCTGACCGCTTGATAGTTATCCAATAGTGATATCGGTGGTAAGACACCAAAAGCATCAAAAGATAAAAAGAAAATGTTCTCAACATCGTTACCTCTACCAGTCATAGTGACTTTATGTTTACTTACAATTTGGTCTAATGGGTACGACGCTCTAATATTTTCCGTAACGGTACTGTCGGTAAAGTCAGGGTTACCATCCTCATTCACTATAATGTTCTCTAACAATGATGTGTTTTGTTTTGTAAACTTACTGTGAATCGCCTCCCATATAATTGGTTCTTTATCTTCTTCCAAGTCAATTAACTTCGCATAACATCCTCCTTCAAAATTGAATATTCTATTTCCGTCCCATCCGTGCTCATCATCCCCTATGAAGAATTTTAAAGGGTCTGAGGACAGTGTAGTCTTTCCTGTACCTGATAACCCAAAAAACAAATTAACTCCTCTACCATCCTTTGTATTTGCATTTGCGGAACAATGCATCGGTAATACCTCTCTATCAATCAAAAGTGTATTCATAACTGTGAATACACTTTTCTTTATTTCACCAGTATAACTTGTACCCGCAATAAGAATCTTTCTATCATCAAAATCTATAATGACAAAATTTTCATTATTAACACCTTCAGGTCTATTTTTACTTACAAAATCTGGTGCGTGTAACACTTCCCATTCTGTAAATGCTCTTGAATGTGTAGTAACAAAATTCATTGGGTCAATCAACATATTATTAAAGAATATGATGGCCCACGGTTCTGTTGTCGTTATACTAAAAGTTGCCATATGTTCGTATGAATAACCAGCAACTCTTCTTGACCTAAGTGTTTTATTTTCTTCTAAATATTGTTTCATCTCTTCCTTCAAAGAGATGTAATCTTCTCTATTTAATTTTTGATTGATTGCCCTTTGGAAATCTATTTTATTATTTGTGTATTCACCCTCCGCAAAGTATCTGTCCTTAGGTGAACGACCAGTAAACTTACCAGTATTAAAATGTAATAAACCGTCTTTGGTGGTTTTAATCCCCTTCTCCTTCGCAAGATTCATTAATTGCTCAGTAGTTTCGTAGTAAACCATAGTTTTATGTTTAATTGTTTATGCTCCGACACCACCTTTAATTTTTGTGGTGGTACCAAAAATATTTTTTATAGGTTCCTTAGTTGTTTCTTCAATATTGATTTTAAGTTGTTTTTGTTCCAACTGATAATCTTTAATCCTTTGTCTTGCAACTTCACAATAATTTTCAGAAATATCAATACCTATCCATTTTCTTTCCAACATCTCAGCAGCCAAACAAGAAGTACCCGAACCGTTAAATGGGTCCAATACTATATCTTCTTTGAATGATAATATCTTTATTGCACGATATGGAATATCTAACGAGAATGTCGCCTTGGTCATCTGTCTTGTATCGGCAAAGTAGTTCCATTGACCGAATACCAAAGACATAAAATCCTTTTTGTCTTTTTCTTCGTAAACCAACTTTTTTCTTTCTCCACCATTCTTTTTATCCTCAACCATTTGGTATTCACCTTTCCATTGTGGTGTACCTTTAACTTGTTTCTTATGTAGTTTTTTATATGCCAAAATAACGCACTCCTTAGGGTTATAAATATATGGTGATGATGGACTCATCCAACTACCCCAAGCTGTTGTCTTACTTCTGTGTGGTGAACTCTCCTCCAAATCAACAATACCAAAGAAACCAAAACCGATTTCTTTCATTATCATCCACATCTCAGCAGAGAAATAAATTCTACCTCCTTTGTCTTGTCTATTAATCTCATAAGGGATATTAAGAGCAATTCTACCATCGTCTTTCAATACACGGTACGCCTCACTCAACCAATCTTTCGCAAATACTTTATATTCTTCAAAGTACTTATCATCGTCCCAACTATCATAATCAATTCCAACCCCATAAGGTGGTGAAGTAACAATTAAATCAATCGTTCCCTCCTCCATCTCCACCATTTTCTTGATAGAGTCTCCTGTATATATCTGATTTGTTTTCATTTTCTATTGTTTCTATTCTTCTGTTTAAGTACCATAACGCTTTTTTAAGGTCTTGTAAAGGTGGATTATCATCTTTTTTTCCACTACGACCAATGTATTTTAGAACATTGAATAGGTATGCGTCTCGGTCTATTCCCCAAGCCTCGGCTACTTTAACAACTTCATATACATTATCTTCTCCACCATAATGGTCTGGATGGTTAACCTGTTCTTTCATTAATATTTTCTTTTTACTTTATCTTTTAATTCACTAACAGGTATATTATAATAATATCTTTCAAAGTCATCAAGACTCTGAATCATTATATGATAGTTATTACTCATCAGAGTCCATGTTGTGTTAACTAACTCACCATTCCATCTTATAACACCATTAACATTAAAAGAACCATTTAGAACACCGTTACCGTATGTTGAACGGTTTAATATATAGTCTAATTCTTTTTTATCTATATATAAAATATCCTTATCAATTTCTTTACCGTAGGGTAATGGATTACCGTATTCATCAATATTTTTTTGGTGTCTTCCCAATCCTAAATGTATTTCATAAGGACTTTCTCCCTGAGCGAATGAAATAAAACTTACGAAAAATAAAACAAAGAGGGTTTTAAGTTTATAATTCATATCATTTTTCATTAAAATAACTAAAATACATTTTATCACCTACAAAAAGATATGTCCAAGGTCCGTAATATCTGAGTTCACCTGAATTCCAATATCCCCATACACCTGTTTCATCATTTTTATTTAAAATGTCTACTCTATACGAACCATACTCACCATACTCATCTTCACTTTCATAGAGGTCACCTAAATAATTACAGAAAAATCTAGGTTCACCTTCTGAGTTCTCCATAATAGTACCAAACATATCAGCACCTCCTGGAAAGGCAAAGAATTCAACATTAAATATAAATGTCCAATCCACAAATGTACCATCAGAGTATACCCAAGTACTATCAGGTCTTTCCCATATTCTTAATTGGGTGTAGGTTTTAGAAAATGTCTC